TTTTACTTTTTACTTTTACGTATTGACGTTTGATTATTAAAAAGCAGTAAAAAAAATCACTTTAGTGGGGGTCTAATATTTGGTCGATAGCAACTATTTGCAAATTTTTTATACGTATTGACGAATGAATTAAAATGATATTTTTATATAAAAAGATATAAAATATACTTTTTGAGTGCTATTTACGAATTGACGAATAACATTCAAACCTAAAAATTTACCGGTGGGTACTCCCTGGTTACTAGACGAATAAACTTGATCGTGGTATTATATAAATTATCAAGAAAAGGAGAAAGAATGTTGTCTTACTTAAATTATTTTCTTCAACGTCTTTGGTGGGTAGTTTCAAACTTGATCCTTATTCATCTTGAACTAGTCTCTATCTACTTTTTTGCTTTATCCTCCTGGATACAAGGTGACAGAGTACTAGATATTACTCTTAAAGCTGTAACCTATACGGGATATCAAAAATACAAATTAGAAGAGCATATGTGTGAAGATGAAGAAGCGCAAGCTTTAGGATCTGAAGAATGATCCCCCTTAACGCTAAAGTAAACTCCTTAAACAGGAAACTTAAGTCAACTGACATAGAAGCGCAATTGAGTACCCTTAAAATCCATACTCCACATCAAATTGCCGCTATTCAGAGTCTCGCTTCACGTATAAAAAATACCGAATTAGAGGGTTTACCGTTTACAATTGCCATGATGAAAGCTAAACTTTTGTCTGACAAAGAGATTGCAGAAGAGCTAAATCTTCCTGTTAAAACCATTAGAAAGCAGTCTCAGGTTGACGGATTCACTACTTTACTGAACCAAATGATGCCTGCTATCTGGTCCGATCTCATACTTGCCGCTCAAGCAACCCTTCTATTCCATATTTCTGTAGAAAACAATTTGGAAGCTGCGAAATGGTTACTTGAGTCTCTAGGGCAAGTAGCCTCATCAAAACCTTTAACTAACCATAACCATCAGACTTTAGTTTTACAAGGGTCTACGGGCATGCCAGGGGCCTTAGGTGGGTCATTAAACTCATCTCCTCTTTTAACCGGTGAATCTCATCAAAGTGTGACCGTAGAGAATTTGGCAGAGGCCATGTTCAAAAGATTGACCGATAACCAGAAGTCGCCTACTGTTCCACCAATTGAGATTTCAAGAGAATAAACCTATTGACAGTATTTTAATAGATGCTATTATAGAAATTGAAACCTCTTATTTTGTTTTGTGTGAACCTGTATATAACAGGTTCTTTTTTTTAGGATTGACTATTATGCCGCTCTGGAGTACAATGAAATTAGGCTAAAGTTTGCCTACTTCGGTTTAAATATCTTTTTAAAAGCCCTTTTTAGGGCTTTTTTACTTTCTTAAAAAAAAAAGGTTGACATGTTATTTTCTCTGTGTTATAGTGAAAATGTAGATGAAAGAAGCTAAACGCTTTAAAATTTAGCCTGGATATTGCTCTAAACTGTCCCATACCTTGAATAAAAGAAACCGATTGAATACCTGCGGCGTGAATGTTAGTAACAGAAGGGTTCGATCAAAACATTAGACAACTAAATATTGGAGATTGAATATGGGTTTAATCATCGTATTCAAGCAGAATAAGCCGTTGACTAATTTAATTCTAGGAGTAAATCTATACTACCAAAATCAGAAAACTTTAGATCCTGAAATAGGTATTAGCCTTGGTCTCTTGGTTACTTTCATAACCATTGGATTACGTTTAGAGTCTAAAAATGTTACATGATTATATTCCGTGTATTGTTAAAAGTATAATGACTACGCCTTTTTTCAATAGTTATGTTCTTTCTAATTTAATTCATGAGGTTATAATAATATTCTTAGTATTTCTAGTATTTTTATTAGCTATTAAACTAAAGGGTTCAGAAAAATAGGAGATAACTAGAAGTGCATCATGCATTACCTGATTGGGAAAGAATACTTATATGCATTCTTGCTATGATCTTTTTAGCTCCTTCAGTTTGTTGGTTATATTCTAAAAAGAATAAGGAGACGATACAATGATTCACGAAATGCTACATAGTATTATTACAATACCTACTGGGATTAAATTTTTTTTAGGGATTGTTTCTTTGCCCTTTATTATACCTGTAATTTTAGGTCTTTTTTACTTAATTATTAGTACTATTTCTGCTTCAATAATGTTAATACTTAATAAATATTTAAATCATTTCAAATTGCAATTAACTATATTTTATGTAATATTAATATGTGGTTTACTTTTAAGTATTTACAGATTGAATCGTAAAAGTAAGAAGCCTGATCACAAGCCTGAAATAAAAAAATGATCATAACTATGATCATGGAGATCCTATGCAAGATTAAGATTAATATAAGGAGATAAAAATATGATCCATTGGTTTCTATTGTTACCGGCTTGGGGTCAAGTCTTAATGTTTGTTTTAACGATTTTAGTTTGTATGAGTTTGATTAGGATTACTATTCAGATGATAATCGCTATAATCGCTTTAATCCTTGGTTTACTTACTGCTTTGTTTCATAAATAATATGGATATGCTTGCTATGCAGATGGTTCAGGAAATGATAGATAGTTTATTATCTGTCGGTCGAATGACGGGTGAAGCTAAGATTATGAATATTATTCGTAGGCTTCTTCTTATAACGCAGGATATCCGATCTGAAGATGTTTTTAAAATTGCTGATCATCTTGATAAAGAGTTATATTTTATTTTACAAGAGATCCCTAGTCGCTATAGTAAAGACGCATTACGAACCAAAACTAATACTAGAAAAACGGATAAGAGTAAATAAGAGGTTAAATATGGAAACTGAGTTTAATTTAAAAGATCATGAAATTGTAAACCTATTTTTTGAATATATTATAGCAAAAGGGAAGTCAATTGATAAAGCAAAGATCTCTCCTAACAATAGTACGGAAGCATATTATGATGTTTATTTAACAGGTGGACTGGATAATGCAGATCCAAAGAAGTCTATTGGTGGAGCTATTTCTAATACTTTATTAACTGATGTAGTAGATACTTTTTGGGATTCTACTAGCACTAAAAACTGGTACAATCCTATAACAGACTATCGTGTTATCGCTGTTAAATTTCATAGTTCAGCAAAAAACGTAAGATTAAGATTTTCTAAATATGATCTAAGAGATACTTATATAAAAGCTCATGTTTCTCCTTTTCTTAATTATGAACTAACACCTGGTGAGGATAAATTTCAGTCCCCAAAGATACTTGGATCTGAAATTAAATTTCAATCTGTTCCAATGGAAGGTTTACCCTTCCCTCCTGTAGAAAAAAATGATATTGTTTATATAACTTTACAGAGAACTTGTGCTAGCTGTTCACTTTATGGTTCTGTTACTTTACAAATTAAATGAAATAAATGGTCATACAATTAACCAATGAACCTTATGATGCTTTAGCCGTTACCGCAACGTCTGTTCTTGGTATTGAAATGTTTGACTTTCAAATAGAGGTCTTAAGATGCATCCAGCATTATCCTAGAGTAGCGTGTGTTGCTTCTAGGCAAATCGGAAAATCGGTTAGTATCACTATTCTTGCTTTAACATTTTCTTTATGTAAACCTGATCAAACTGTTTTGATTGTCTCAACAGGTGAAAGGCAAGTTAAAGAACTTTTAACAAAACGTAATTATTCCATTAAGAAAGTATTTAAAAGAGCGGGTCGTGATTCACTTCTACTTCCGAATGTTTGCCAAAAGTCGCTTATAAAAAATGTAGCTAATGAGGCTGGTTTAAAAGTAGAATTTAAAGTTATTCGAGATAATGCAGAAGAGATAGAGTTTCCTAACGGATCGCGAATTATCGTGGTTCCTTCTAACCCTGATACCGTTGCTGGGTTTACAGCAGATCTTTTAATAGGTGATGAAGTTGCTAAGATGCCTAATTGGAATGAGATTCAGGCTGCTACTTTTCCATTTGTTGCAAGAACAGGTGGAAAGATAGCTTTATTCTCCTCTTATAAAGGTAAGAATCATTGGTATGATATCACACAAGATAAAATGTCACCTGAGAATCCTAAAGGATGGTGTGTACTTAAATACCCGGTCTCGGTAAACCCGCCTCCTGATTTAGACCAGTTAAAGCATGATTTTCCTTTAGATGTCTATATGGAGGAGTTTGAGTGTATTCCAATGGATGAGGCGCACTCATTATTTCCTTATTCATTAATAGAAGCTTGTTCAAATGGAAACTTTGCAGAATGGATTTAATATGGTATTATAATTAAAGCAAGGAGGGAATATTTTTATGGCAGTTCAATCAGCAGATATTCAATACTTTTTAACTGGTGGAAGTGGTAACTCGAACCCTAACGCTTCTTTGGGAGGAGCCAGATCAACTACTGCAATGCCAGCAGGTTTAAATAATCTTTATGACAATATTACAGGTACGAACCACGCCGCTGGTAACGTAGATACTAGCAAGGCGGCTGATTATCGTGTTTTTGCAGTGCATTTAGCCTCACCGCTATCTGATGCATCTAGTTCGACTTTAAGCAATGCCGTCTTGAAAATTTCTGCATCTAGTTTAGGGGATACTTCATTTCAAGCGTATGTTGCGGCTACAGTAAATCATACAATTACAGCCGGTGCGGATGAAAATACCGCTCCTACTGACGGTGGTGCTATCTCATTTGCTGCTATTCCAGGTGGTGGCTTAAGTCTTCCTACTACGATGTCTCCTGGAGATGATGTCCATATCGCGCTTATGAGAACCGTTTCAGCAGGTTCGACGGCACAAACAGACTCACTTACTTTACAGATTCAAGGTGATACTATTTAAAGGAGTTAAATAAATGGCAATTGATCTCGTTACATTAAGTTTATCTGGTATGTCTTCTCCAGTAGGTGATAATGCTGTAGCCGCTCTTACTGCTACCGCCTTAACATCTCTTGCAGGGGTCGCTACTGATGCTACCCGTGTTGAGTTCGATCTTCTATTTTGTTCATTATCTAATGGTCTCGGTTTAAACTCTTTGAAACAAGTTATTAGTGCAACTAAACAGATTACATCTTCTCCTACAGGTACTTTTGCAGTAACTTTCCCTGCTACTTTATTTGCTAGCCCCGGTCTATACCAAGTGCGCGCAAAAGCAATCGTAAGTACTGGAACTCCTGATGTAATCAGTACGATGTTGACAGTTCTTTCAACTGAGATTAAAGTTACAGAAACAATCCCACAAACTTTAGATGATGTGAAAACAGCCGCTGCTGCTCTTACATTATCTGATGCGGCTCAACCTATTTGGAAAACGGTTACTGTAACAGGCGCTCAATTGAAAGCAGCAACAGGGGTTAATACAGGAACTACTAAAGCGGTTACTATTGGTACTATCCCTGCTAATGCTGTTATGTTAAATGGTATATTAGTTGTTAATACTGCTGATAATGGATCTGCTTCGACAACGACCGCAACGTTAGGTACTGAAAGTACTACTTTTGCAGCAACGTTAGGCGCTGCTTCGATTCGTTCTACGGGTGAAACAGATGAATCTCCTTCTTTTGTACCTCATCTAGCAAGTTCTACTACTCTAAAAACTCTGCTAACTGTTACTGGTGGGTCTCAGACAATTGCAAATATTGCTGATGCTACCTCATTGTCATTTACATGGGCATATGTTGTACCAGAAACAGTTGCTCTAGGCGGTTAATTCTTGTAGATATAGGAGTCAGGCTAATAACCTGACTCCATCCCTTTGGAGACTTATATGTCATTAGAATCTGTTCTAGCGGTAGAGAAGATTTTTTTAGATACGAATTTTGCAAATCTCTTTGCTTTCCCCGGTTTTTTTAAGCTCAAAGCGGGTTTGTTTGAGTTGAAAACTGATTATTTTGTCAGGTGGTTTGACCGCTTAGGTTTGCCATTAGTTGATAATTTATGGATTAATTCATATAATTCTTGTACGGACAAAGAAGAAATTTATTCTTATAGTGACTTTAAGAAATATGGTTATGGTGAATTAATTAGTCGTTCGATTGCCATTCCTGCTTTTATTGACAAAGGTTACTATATGGATGGTGGGTTAGGACAAAATGGTCCATTAAATCAATGGAGTGAAGAGAAGTTACCAATTTTTCTAAGTCAACTCATGCACCCTTACAGAACAACTCCTAAAAGTAGAATAGAAAAATTACTTTATATGTGGGATGTAACTGCTTTTCAAAAGTTTCAATATCAAAAATTAAACTTTCCTAATATAAAAGTTGTATATCCAGATACTGGAGAAATTTCATCTCTTGATTTTGGTTTATCAAAGAATCAAAAAATAGAAATGATAGAAATGGCATATAAGATAACGGTTGCTCAGTTAGAATTTTTACAAATTAAGAAGCAAGATAAACCAGTTCAAATCTGTTTAGCCTTATCAGGAGGGGGAGCGCGATCATTTTCCCATATAGGTGTAGTCAAAGCTTTATTAGAATGGAATTATATCCCTGTTAAATGGAGTGGGACTAGTGGTGGTTCGATTGTAGCTTGTGCTTTAGCTGGTATGGAAAAGAAATTAAGACATGTCTGATGCGCTTTCTAGAAGCTTAACGACAGATATTGGTCGATATGAAAAACAGAGAACTTTAATTCCAGGTGTTTATGTGGGTTTTGATCCTGCTGAGTTACAAGATCGCTCAGCTCTTGTTGTTTTAGGGAAAGATGTTCCTACTATAGAAATACCAGAGCCTAAACTTAAATGTAGATTAATGAGAGACTTATCCATCTCTGGTGAGGGATTGAAGAATGTAACGTACCTAGAGCAAGCCCGAATGCTCATTAAAATGGATAAGAAAATGTATATTACTAAATTAATGGTCGATGTAACAAGTCATAGAGCTGTCTTCGAGTTCTTGCAAGAGTATTTTGGATCAAGAGCGGAAGGGATAACGTTTACAAAGCCGTTAAAATTAGAAATGATAAATGCTACAAGGGTTGCTTTTCAGGAACGAATGATCGAATTTGATAAGTCTCATCTTTATTATGACGTTCTTAGAAGAGAATTATATGAACTCCATCCAGAGAAACTTAAGCATAATGATAAAGGATCGGATGATTTTGTGTGGTCATTGAGTATGGCTATCAGAGCAACAAGTGTGCTACAATATAAAAGTGGTGTAGATTCTGGTGAATCTGATGAGGAATTAATTTTTTAAATGAGGAGTCATTAAATGCCTAATTATAATACTGATTCTGAGCTTCTTATGCGCTTTGATATTACTTTTTATGCAGCGACACAGACGGATGCTGATAATACTGCTCGTACTCTTATTAATACTCTTTTTGGTTCTTCTATGGCGGGTATGATGGAAGTTATAACTACGTCTAATGTTGCTCTTTCTGGTCAAGATATTTCAGGCGCAAATTATTACTATGAATATGTACTTGATTACCGTATGGGAAAATCAGATGTTACCGCCGATACCGCTGTTTATAATACTATTTTTGCAGCTACAGCGGCAGATGCTTTAGCAAGTTTATATTCTACTGCTACGAGATTGTCAAATAGAACAAGTTTCCCTATTAAAATTATTTATTTGAAAGCTGCTTAATAACTTATGAAAGTTAAAGAGCTAAATATAAAGCATCCTGAATATGATGCTGAACTTGTTTTGAAGTATGATCTTCTTTATGAAGGTGGAGATGTTTTTTTAAAACAAGTTCCTCTTTTCTTACCGAAAAGAAATTCTGAAGCTCAAAAACTTTATACAGAAAGGTTAGCAAGAGCTTTCTATATTTCCTATACAGGTCCAATCATTGATTATTTTGTATCTAATTTATTTACTTTTAATTCCAACATTAACCATAAAGGAGATGGTGGACAAAGTAAATTTTATGATGAGTTTTTTGATAATTGCGATTTAAAAGGTACTGGATTTGATGACTTCTTTGAACAGGTATTTACAAATTCGTTAATTCATCAGAAATCTTATATCTTAGTGGACTTTCCATCTATTTCTTCTGATATTCCACCTCCCATTAACGCGCTAGAAGAAGAGGCGATGGGATTAACTAGAGCTTATCTTGTTCATTTTGAGAAAAAAGATCTTATCGATTGGCAATATGATGATCTTGGTAATTTTGATTGGGTCAAGTTTTATTGTCTAGAAAGATATAAACCTTCGTTTAATGCACCTGAATTAAAAAGACATAGATGGTATATTTATGATAAAAATAATTATACTATTTTTCAATATGATGAAGATCCAGATCGGGCTTTAGATCCAGAAATACAAGATGCAAAGTTAATAGGACAAGGTAAGCATTCCTCTCCTGGTACTGTTCCTATCCATTGCCTAGAAGTTCCTAAAGGTCTCTGGATCATGAATAAGTTAGCTTCAGTTCAGATTGAACTTTTCAATCTAGATAATGCTATGGCGTGGCAAGAATATCAAGCACATTATGCGATGCCGGTTATTAAATTGAAAGATGGGAAAAGTTTTAAACAACGGATGGGTGAAGCTTATTTTATTCAATTGGATGTTGAAGAAAGTTTTGAATGGTCTGAGCCAGAAGGTAAAATGATGGAAGTTGGCTTAAGACGGCGTGAAATGTTGAAAGATGAGATATTTCGAGTTGTTCATCAATTAAGTCTCTCGATAGAACAAACTAAATCTCAAACCAGACAAAGTGGTAATTCTAAACAAGAAGACAGATACTCTACAGAAGTCGTCTTACGAGCCTTTGGTGACATCATAAGAGAAACTATGCAGTCAGTACTAGGTTATATTACAGAAGCCCGTCATGAGATATATGAATGGGATGTGTCAGGTTTTAGTACTTTTGATACCGATTCAATGACAGAAAAATTAGCTCAAGTTCTCCAGCTTAGAGCAATTAATATTCACTCTGAAACGTTTAATAAAGAAATGGAAAAACGCGCTATTGACGGCTATTTAGAAGATCTAAATCATGAAACAAAAGAAATAATTAAATCAGAAATAGAAAAATTTGATTTTAGTACGATTATAGAAGATCCTTTAGCTGGTTCTTTTGCAACAAGAGGACAAGTTAGTGAAGTTATTGGATCATCTTCATCATCCCAACAAGGGCAAAAGCCAAATGGGACTAATAAACCTACTCCCAATAAACCAACTAATAATAAATCAAAAGAAATAAAAAAATAAATCTAAAGGTGACATCGATTTGTGTTAAAATAAAGGAGGATACTAAATGGAACCTAATATGAATAATGACAGCTCTACTACGGGTGCTGAGAACCCGTTGAACGGTAGCCTAGCCGATGAAGGGCAAACTTCTGCAAATCAACCTCAATTTGTTTCTGTTGAACAGATGAACCGGGCATTATCAGGTTATAATAATCGTTTAGAAAAAAAGTTCCAAGAAACCTTAACAAATGCTTTAAATCCTCTTCAACAGCTTCTAGGTAATTTGCAGAATCCAGTAAATGTTGATGATACTGTTCCTTCAAATACTCCTGTTCAGACACCTCAACCATCTCAACCTAATAAAGAAATCTTAAAATTACAAAGATCTTTAGATGAGATGAACCAACGAGTTAAAGCTTCTGAGCAAGAACGTGAAACTGCTGTAAAGCAAGCAATTGAAGAAAAAGTAAAATCGCAAGTTCTTAGTACTTTGACAGGTTTAAAAGTAGAAAAAGGTGATCAAGTTTTTAAATTGATCCGTGACAATATCGTGATTGGTGATGACGGATCAGTAAAAATGAAAGCTGTTGATCCTTCTTTTGGATTTGAAGAAGAAAAAGATTTAAAATCAGGACTCACCGATTGGTTAAACTCTGATGGTATTCACTTCCTACCCCCTCGTAATATAGGTGGATCAGGGGCATCAAATACCAAAAGTGGAACTGGTCAACGGATTATTAATCCTCAAGATCTTGCAAAAATGAAGCCTTCTGAGTTAGCTAAAGTTAATTTAAAAGAAGTTTTTGGTAATGAAACTTTAGCCACTTTCTTTAATACTAATCAGTAATTAGAAAGGTAAACATGATATGAGCGCTATTACTTCAGTTGAGGTTGCAAATGTAATTCTCAGACATGTAGCTTCTCAAGCTCTTATGCGTTTGAAAGCTAATACATGTATGACTCGTTTGGTCAACCGTGATTATGAATCTACTCTAGCATCTGCTGGAGATACTGTTACGGTAGGTATCCCTTCTTTATTCTCAGTCTACAACTTAGCTGATGGTAATGCTGTTCAAAAACAAAGTCCTACGATGGAAAAAACTCAAGTTGTGTTAAACCAACACAAATATGTTTCTTTCCAGATTACGGACGTAGCTCAACTGTTTACTCCTATCGATGTTAAAACCACTGACTTAGGCCAAGCAGTTGCAAACTTAGCTGAATCCATCGATCAATCTATTATCTCAACTGCTTACACTGGTTTTACAACTAACGACCCTACTGGTGCTTATAATAGTGCTGGTACTGAATCCACTATTTTAGCCACTCGTAAAGCTCTAGTTAATGCCAAAGCACCTAAAACTTCACAAAAACATATGGTCGTAAGTCCTGGGTTCTACACCGATATGCTAGGTATTTCCCGCTTTACCGAACTGCAAACCCGTGGTTTGTTAGAATCTCCTGGTGGATCTAACGCATGGGGTCAAGATGTCGGTGGTGGTAATGGATCTGCTATCGCTCTTGGTGGTGTAGGTACTATTCACGGTTTCACCCTCTGGGAAAACCAAATGGTTCCAGTTACTAATACCACTGAAACTCACAACATTGCGTTTACACCTGATGCTATTCTATTCGTCCAACGTAGGCTTCCTGTAGCACCTCCTGGATTAGGTGTTATTCAAACCTTCCTTGAAGAAGACGGTATGGCAATTCGTGTAACTATGAACTACAATGCTGATATTCTTGGTTCTCAAATCACTATCGACACCCTTTACGGTGTTGGTATTGGACGGAATCAGTTCGGTCTTGAAGTTCGTTCATAATTAATAATGGGAGGATAGTATTTCTATCCTCCCTATTATATAATTAAAGAGATGAAGAAATAGGAGTTATAACGTGTCACAATCCTTCGATCCTACTGGAATGGCTTACTTAATGCCGAATCAACAACCTTCTCCTGCTCAATTAAGATTTTTATCTATGTGGAAATTGGCAACAGAAGAATTTAAAGGTGAAGATCAGTTTATTGTAATGACCCCTATAAGTGGTCCTGAAGCTGTAAAATGTTTATCTTGTGAGCATGCGGCTCAAGTAGTATATGACAAACAAGGTCGTTTAGCTACTCCAGAACAGGTAAAAGAATACAAAATGAAAAATGAACTTGCCCGCCAAGATGTTCAAAAACAGATTGATAGACAAGATTTAGCTAAATCGGTACAACGTGTCTTGAGGGATTAATAATGCCCGTAGCAAATATTTTTAATGTAACAGGTACAGGTTCGACAGCATCTTTACCTATTTTAACCGGGGATCCTGGTTATAGTTGGCGTGTACGTCAATTAAATGTTCAGAATAGAGATGCCTCAACAACTGCTAATATTTCCATTACTGATGATGTTGGCAATGTTATTATTGGTCCGATTAGTATTACAGCAGGTCAATTATTATCTTTAGAATTAGCTTCTGAAGAATATCAACATATGTTAATTCTTCCTTCAGGTGTTGGTTTAAATGTAGTAAAAGATTCTCCTGTTAGTTTAACGGTGTTTGGTTTTGCAGGGCTAGCTTAATGACTAAGTATTTACTTCCTAATCCCATATTAGGGAAATCTTCTTTAACAGG